GTGACGACGTGAAGAAACCGACCCGTGGACGTGCGGGCGCGACAGGCAGCGGCCGGAGGGTGGTGACGTACTCGTGACGGACCTGATCCGGATCGCGGACCTGACGCACGAGGAGCAGAACGCCCTCGACGTCCTAGTGAAGCAGTGGCGACAGAAGCGGCCCCGGAACAACCTGCGCTCGGCGTTCTACGACATGAAGAACTCCGAGCGGGCGCTGATGGCCCCGCAGGTGCCGACCGTGGTCCGGCAGCGGCGTTTCGTGCTGGGCTGGTCCGCAATCGCTGTCGACAAGCTGAACCGTCGGTGCAAGCACCAGGGCTTCTATGACGCCGCCGGCAACGACCTCGACGCGCTCGGGATGGGCGAGATCTACCGAGCCAACCGGCTTGCGTCGGAGCTGCCGCAGGCGGGCATCTCGTCGCTGATTCACGCTGTGTCGTTCCTTGTGACGACGCAGGGCGACACGGGCGCCGGGGAGCCGCCGGTGCTGATGCTTGGCAAGGACGCAACGTCGGCGACGGGCGTGTGGAACGTCCGCAAGCGCGCCCTCGACAAGTTCCTGTCGATCACGGACTACGACGACCGCGGCGAGCCGACCGCGATGACGATGTACCTGCCGAACGTGAACGTCATGATGACGAAGCGCGTCGGTGAGGTGTGGACCGTGGAGCGCCGCCGGCACGTGTACGGCGTCCCGGTGGACCCGCTGCGCTACCAGCCTCGTCTGGGGCGCCCGTTGGGCCGCTCGAGGATCACGCGGGCTGTGATGAGCATCCACACGCAGGCGCTCGGGGCGATGATTCGTGCTGACGTGAACGGTGAGGCGTACAGCCTTGCCCGGTACGTGCTGCTCGGCGCTACGGAGGACGCCTTCCGTAACGCGGACGGCTCCCCGAAGGCGTCGTGGCAGGCAGCGTGGGACGCGGTGTGGGCGATCGGTGACGACCCGGACGCACCCTCTGACCAGTTGGCTCGTGCGGACGTCAAGCAGTTCACGGGGCAGTCTCCGGAGCCGCAGAACGCGCACCTTCGGATGTTGGCGCAGTTGTTCTCGGGTGAGACGGGTGTGCCCATCGGTGAGCTCGGCATCATCGGTGACGCGAACCCGACGAGCGCGGACGCGCTCCGCACCTCCCGCGACGACATCATCTCCGAGGCGGAGCAGACCACGGACGCTTGGGCGCCCGACCAAGCATCGGCCGCGCACCGCGCCCTCGTGATGCTCAACGGCGGCAACGTGCCCCGCAACCTCGATATCCGGTCCAAGTTCGGCAGCGCCCTGCACGAGTCCCGAGCCCAGGCGGCCGACGCCGGGTCGAAGATCATCGACAAGGCGCCGTGGCTGGCTGACACCGAGGTCGGGCTTGAGCTGCTCGGGCTGACCGAGGACCAGATCCGCCGTGCGAAGGCCGAGCAGTCCCGCATGACGGGCCGTCAGCGCGTCCTGGGCGCCGTGGAGCGGCTGACCAGTGGCGACGTCGCCTGAGGCTGTCCGCCGCGCCCTGGTGGCCGTGTCTGCGGCTGCGGTGGCCGATATCGAGCCGTTGCTCGCTGCGGACCCGGTCGAGGCGCGGACGGCGATCTTCGAGACGGCGCCGGCGGTCACTGCGTCATGGGTGCAGGGTTCGTCCGCGCTCGCTGCGGACTGGTACGAGGAGATCCGCGAGGAGTCTCGACCCAAGACGCGACACCTGACAGTGGTGCGCGACTGGGAGCGGGCAGACAAGTACGGCCGCGCCTTGGCGTGGGCCACGGCGACGCTGCTGCTCGAGGAGCCTGACGTCGACGAGGCCCGCACGCGGCTCACGGATGTCACCGAGTACGAGGTGTTCGGCGGGTTCACGGACACGACCGAGGCGAACGTGCGCAGCGACAAGGCTGCCCGTGGGTGGAAGCGCAACGCCCGCGGTGAGGCGTGCCCGTTCTGCCGGATGCTCGCCGACAAGGGTGTCGTCTACCGCAAGGAAGAGACGGCCCACTTCGCCGCCCACACCCGCTGCCGCTGCACGATCGTCCCAGTGTTCATCGGCGGCGACGACGGCCCTGAGGCGAACGTCGTGCAGTACGTCGCCTCCAAGCGCCGCAGGAGCGAGGCCGACAAGGCCCGCCTGCGTGACTACCTCCGCCAGAACTACGGCGGCACCTAGACCACCCCAGCCGAACGGGCCAGGGGAACAACCCGAAACGGGAGAACCGCATGTCCAGCACCACGACCGACCCGACCCCCACCACGGACCCGCAGCCGAACCCCCCGAAGCCGGCCCCGCCCGCGCCTGCCACCCCGCAGACGTCGACGGACCCGGCCCCGACCGAGGTGCGACTGCCGGACGACCACCCGCTCGTCAAGACGCTCGAGGCTCAGAAGGCCGAGATCCGGTCCCTCAAGGACCAGCGCACCGACGCCGAGAAGGTGGCCGACCGACTGGCCGAGGTGGAGCAGAGGGCAGTACAGGCGGAGGCCCGTGTCCTCCGCCGTGAGGTCGCGCTCGACCCGACCGGCGACGGCAAGTCCGCGCCGTTGTCGAAGGCCGACGCGGAGCTGTTGGACACGGTCACTGACGAGGCCGCGATGCGCGCCCTCGCCAAGCGCCTGGCCGCCGATGCGGCGAACCAGGCCACCCACGGCAACGTCGTGCCCGGAGAGGGCACGAACCCCCGCCCACAGCCCGACGCGAAGCGCACGTTCCTGCGCGAGCTCACCGGGCAGGGCTGACCCCTAGAAGGAGGGGACATGGCTACTCTGACCACCGCCGACGTCACCCTGCCCACCAACATCGTGGACGGGATCGTCGAGAAGACCAAGACCCAGGGCGCCACCGCAGCCCTGAGCACGCAGGAGCCGATGCGCTTCGGCAACGTCACCGTCGTCACGTTCGACGACGACCTGACCGCGGAGTTCGTCGAGGAGGGCGCCGCGAAGTCTGCCGACGACGCGAAGCCCGGCTCGGTCGTGGCGGCGCCCCACAAGGCCGTCGTCAACTTCCGCACCTCCGACGAGTTCCTCATCGCCGACGAGGAGTACCAGCTCGGCGTGCTGGACAAGTTCGAGGAGAAGTGCGCCCGTGCGCTCTCCCGCGCACTGGACCTCGGCGCCTGGTACCGGGTCAACCCGCGTACCGGCAACGAGATCACCGGGTGGACGAACTACCTCGACACCACCACCAACCGCGTCACCATCGGTGCCGCTGCCGACCTCGACATCGAGCAGGCCGCCGGCGCGGTCATCGGGGGCGGGTTCTCCCCGACCGGTGTCGCGTTCGACCCGGCCTACGCCTGGACTCTGTCGACCGCTCGCTACGAGGACGGTCGCAAGAAGTACCCGGAGCTGGGCCTCGGTGTCAACGTCTCCGGCTTCGAGGGCCTGCGGGCGTCGGTGTCGTCCACCGTCTCCGGCAAGGCCCGCGACGGTGACGCGACCGACAACGGCAACCGCGCCATCATCGGCAACTGGGACCAGGGCCTCCGCTGGGGTGTCCAGCGGACGTTCCCCTTCCGGATGCTGCAGTACGGCGACCCGGACAACACCGGTCGCGACCTGGCGGGGCACAACGAGGTCCTGTTCCGGGCGGAGGTCATCTACGCCTGGTACGTGTTCGCGGACCAGTTCGCGGTCATCGAGAACGCGGTCGCTCCCTGATGGCGCGGGTTCGCAACGTGGTCGGCATCGTCGCTGACGTCTCCGACGCGGAGGCGACCCGGCTGCAGAAGTACGGGTGGGAGTCCGTTGAGGCCCCCGCCAAGGAGAAGGCGGACGAGAAGCCGAAGGCGACCCGTCGTCGCTCGGCTGCCAAGTCCGACGAGAAGTGACCGGAGGGGCGGTGCGTCATGGCTGTGACACCTGCTGACATCGCGGTGGCGCTGGGGCGCACCGCCCCCGAGGACGGATCGACCACGCACGCGCAGTGGTCGATGTGGATCTCCGACGCGGAGATGCTGATCGAGGCCCGCCGGCTCAACGTCGACGACTCCCTCGTCATCGACGAGGCGAAGCTTGACTATGTCGTGCGTGAGGCCGTGAAGTCGCACGTCCTGCACCCCGACGACGCGACACAGGTCACGAAGGCTGTCGACGACGCCTCGGTGACCCGAACCTACAAGTCGTCGCGTGGGCGTGTGCAGATCCTCGACGAGTGGTGGGCGCTGCTGGGGCTGGTCGCAGCCGGCTCGGGTGCGTTCTCGATCACGCCGCACCGCACCGGCGGGGTTCACTCGCCGTTCTGCTCGCTGCACTTTCGCGGCGATCACTGCACGTGCGGGGCGAACCTGACGAACTACACCTACCCGCTGTACGAGGGGGGGGTGCTCGAGCCGTGATCGCGCATGAGATCGCTGATGCCCTGCCGGAGATGCAGGCTGAGGCTGAGTCGCTGATGACGTCGATGGCCCGGATTACCCGGTTCGACCCTGACGCGGACCCGGAGTGGGACGAGGAGTCAGGCGAGTACGGAGACGCGGACGCGGTCGTGTACGAGGGCCGTTGCAAGGTGCAGACGTTCCAGGCGTTCGAGGCAGAGCCTGAGGCCGGCGGGGCGCAGCGTGTGGTGCAGCGGTACTACCTGCACGTCCCCGTCAGCGCCGGGGTCTTCCTGCCGGGTGACCGTGCGGAGATCACAGCGTCGTCGAACCCGAACCTGATCGGCAACGTGTACGTGGTGGCGGCGGCGCATGAGAAGGACTGGCAGACGGCGCAACGGCTGCTGGTGGATCATGATGCGGGGCCGTCGTGAGGGTCGACGACAGCGAGTGGGTCCGTCTTGGTGCCCAGCTCGCGCAGATGACGAGTGACTTGAACGACCCGGCGTCGTTGCGGTCGGCGGTGACGGACGAGGCGCAGGCGTTGCGCGACACATGGCGTGAGGACGCCCGCGTGAAGGCGGGCAAGCACGGCAAGCACTACCCGAACGCGATCACGTACAGCACGAGGGTGCTTGGCCCGCTGCATGTTGAGGCTGAGGTTGGCCCGGACGCGAGCAAGCCGCAGGGCGGTATGTCGTTCGAGTTCGGGTCGAAGAATCAGCGCCCGCACTTGTCGGGTCAGAAGGCGTCGCAGGGGCTCGAGGACCGTCTCGTTGACCGCATGAACGACTGGCTGGACGGAGTCGGGTTGTGAGCGCACGGGACCACCAGGCGGCTCTTGAGGCTGCGATCAAGGCGCAGGGTGTGACGCACGTGTTCGACTCCGAGGCCGACACGATCCCGTCGCAGGGATACGTCGTCGTGTACCTGTCTGACCCGTTGCGTGCCCAGCATCGGATGCCGCGGCGTCATGAGCGTTACGGGTTCGAGTTCATGGTGCGGTGTGTGGGTCGTGATGCTCGGCAGGCGCGTTGGTTGTCGGAGCGTGTCGACCGGCTCGTTGACACGGCGCTGACTGTCGAGGGCTGGGACTGCCGCAAGATCGGCCCGCGCTACTCGGGTTACCCGACCCGCGACGACGACCTGACGAGCACCGTGACGGAGATCGTGTCCGGTTACGGCTACGACGCCTTCCGCGACTGACCCCATCCCCCACATTCCACCCTCGGCCGGGAGGGCTGGTCCC